GCCTGGCACCCATTCTTCTGAGTCTAAAAGTGTCTGAGGAGAAGCAAGTATTGAATCCTCAACTTCAGCCTCTATGTATAGAGTCTCAGCTTTGGAAGAATAGTTCCATTCATAGACTTCAACGACTGCTGACATTGTTTTTCTTTGTTGCTACTACTCTAGTATAGTATTACTTCAACACTTCGCGCAAGTAAGGGAAGTCTTTAATACCTTTTTTTGACATAATTGTTACATCAATGTCACATTCTAGGGAAGCCAGTACTTGTGCTTGAAAGGTTTCTAGCTCTTCTTTTGTGTTTCCATACTCAATAGTTTCAACGCTGCTGACTATTCCGTCATCGTCATACAACGTGTATCGAACCAAAGCTAAGATCTCTTCAGGTAGATCTTGAGAGAAAAAAGCCAGTTGATAAGCACAAGTCATTCATCCTCACGCGGGGGGTTAGTTTCATTGTGTCCCAAATCAGGCAAATCGTATTTAGTGACTTGGTTTTCATCTGGGACACAAGCATGGGACACCCTATCTTTGTCCCACGTTGCTTGCATCATCCAATAAGTTTCCAGTGCTTTTTTTGAAGGTGCTCCAAGTTCCTCCTGTACTGATGGGACACTTTTGTGTTGTCCCACTTGAGTGTCCCAGGTCAGATCCCGTCCCATGACTGGGGAGTTGCCCTGATGGGACACTTGTTTGTCCCTCTCCACGCGCAAGGATGGCTTTATATGTTTGGAGCGTTTTTCCTGATTGTGATTTTTCTTGTTCATTAGAGACCTCGATTAGTCCCCGCTTTAAAAGCCTTTGAAGTGATTTACGAATAGCTGCTGGTTTTCCTTCTAAAAGAGGGTCGTCTACCAAGTCATTAGTGGAGCGTGATTCTGGATAAACGACGCGAAGTTTTTGAAGAACCCGATCACTCACAGACGCGGGGCTTGTATTAGTTCTATCAACTTCTGGGGTGTAGTCACTAATTGTAAAGGAAAGATCATCTTGCATTTGCATCACAAGAGAAGTTCCTGATCGGCCTGATCTTGATTTTTCAATTGTTATTAAGCGGCTGTATTTACCTAAAGTTGCAGATTGTTCTTCTGTGGGTTTAGTCAGTGCCCAAGTTTCGTCAACAGCATCTCTTATGGCAGAAGTCCCTCTAAATCCTCCATTCTTATTGGCATGATGGATGATGAGAATAGTTGTTTTAGGGAAAAGAACTCCATTATTTCTAGTCAGCCAATAGAGAGGTTGAGCAAAGTCAGATTTATTTTCATCAAAGGCCCTTCCTCCGCTGCAACCAATTAACGAGTCAATAACGACTAGTTTTGGTTCGTATTTCTCCATGAGTTTTATGAATTGTGCGTAATACTGAAGTTGCCAATCAGTTTGGAGCTTTGTTTCTTGAGTCAGTGGGAAATCGACTTCTTCAAGTTGTTCCTTAAGTTGAGTCAACGGTTGGTCGCCATTCAAAAGGAGGACTGGACCTTGTTTAACTGGGACGAGATTTCCTCTTACAAAGAATGGGCTTCCATCTGCGATGTGCTTAGCAAGTGCCCAAGCACTCATGGATTTTCCATCTCCACCAGCTCCATAAATCAAGACAACTGAAGGCGTAGGTAAAACATCTGGAATTAAATATTCACGACGAGTATCAAGTTCCATCAATTCTTTGACGGTCATGATTCCTTTTTGCTTTTCAAATTGAAGTTGATCAACAATTACTTTTTCTAAAGCGCTTTGATCTCTATACCCTGCTTGCAAAGCAAGAGTATTGAGCTTGTAGTTCATCTCAGCCGGATTTTCTAAGTCAAGAATGCGTTTGGCACGTTTAATTACTTCATGGAAATCAAGAGTTGCTGTTCTAATTTCCTGAACTTGTTTAGCTTCTGCGGCTTTAACTATTTCGGCCACGTCTTTAGAAAACCTATGACGTTCAGGATCTTCTCTGTCTGCCAACCAAATAAGAGTTCCCAGTCCAATTCCAGAGCTTTTGAAGGAATACCAAGGAACAGAGCAAGGACTATGACGATCATCTGAATCTTCCCATTCATTAGCGTAATCAGGGTCTTGAGAAGACCAGCTAGACCACAAAGCCAATCCCATTTCAGTTGGGAGAGCTGAATGGATAGCCATTCCAACTTTGACCCAATGCTCTCTACTTCCAACACCTTGATGGGTGATAACGCTTAAGCAGTCATGAATTATTTCGGCAATTTCGTCTTCTGTTCTGTCACTGAAGTCAAGATCTTTCCTGTTTTGATGAACAACAGGAGGCTTTTTCATTTCAGCAAGCAACCATTCAGGAGCTTGAGGAATGGAATGTAAATCTCCCTTTAGTTGATACTCTCCTGCCTTGGAGGTTCTGGAACCTGGATAAGCACCATGAACAACTCCTTGTCTGCGTCCCCAGAGGACTTCATAGTCGCCTCCCTCATCTTTTCTAAGGCCATGTCCTCTTACGACACCCCAAAGTTCTTCAGGGACTCTGAAGAGGTATTTAGCTGCGTTTGATTTAGTGCTAGTTATCTTTGGAGCGCCTTCAAGAGAAGTACCCCAGCCTTTTAGAAGGTTCTTTAAATTCTTATCGACATCAAGGATGACAATTCCTTTTCCTCTGATGCCTGTATAGATTCCAACAGCTTGAAGATCAGGATTGCGTTTAACAGCAAGAGCTACATCAGCAGGGCTGAAATCTCTCTCATAACTATCTTCAAGAGGATTTTTTCCGGTAGCCTTACGCCCAGATAACATTGGAGCGTTTTTACGATAGATGGGAGCCAGAATTAAGTCTGAAGGCCAGGTGTTGACGAAAGTAAGATCAATCATTTAGTATTCTAGTGAAGTAGGAAAGCTTCTAAGCCCTTGGTCTATTTCCAGACCGAGGGCTTAACTATTCATAGCACATTGACAAGAGTTTTGCATAGCTATAGAATAATAGAGTGGAAGGTTAAATCCTTACACAATACAAACCACAAAACACAAGTCTACAGGACACATGAAGTTTTCACCAGGAACCATTGCGGCTTATGAAAAAGCCCAAGAACAATCTGACAAGCCTCTTGTCAAGCAGTATCTAAATCCAACAGATATTGAATTAAATGAAGAAGTTGAATTTATTCTTCTTCATGAGGATCCTTTAGAATTTTGGGAGATTTGGAGTACAGATCTTTCAACAGATAGACCACGTTCTTTTCATTTTCCAGTTGTAGGAGATGAACCTCCAAGTGATGAGGATATCATTACAGAATTAGGGGGTAATTTTGTTAGAGATAAGGCAAAATATGAACAAAAAAAGAGAGGAATAAAGGTAGGGGATCCACGTCCTGCTGATTTATGTTTTAACTGGGCTGTTTGGAATACAAAACTTGAAACCATTCAAGTTTTAAAGATTTCTCAATGGAGTCTTCGCCAACAGATTATGAAAAATGCAGGATTAAAAAAATATCGTAATAAAATGGCTGATTTTGCTCATTCCATTCATAAAACACAACAACAAGTTATTACTTATACATATTCAATTTATGATAGGGATGAGGATTTTGACGAGGGTGCAATGGAGAAAGCCTGGGAGGAAGCAAAGGAAAATGGGTTCAGTTTAGAGGCTCTTATGACGAATGATGATCCTTTCAATCCTGGAGGGAATTAATAACATAAATTAAGAGAGGGTTTACTCACAATCTGTCGCTGATTGTTAGCTTAGCTGCCCGTTTTCCAAGATTGAAAACCAACGAGAACTCAATGGGGTACGCGTGTACTAATGGAGATGCTTTCTACCTCTCCCCTTCAAGGGAAACAGATATGGGTTGTCTTCGAACAGTGAAATCGAGTTCAAGGGTTTTCTTAGTACGTTTTCCCTGCATCAGGGTTTTATTAAGCCAAGTCAGTAAGCCCTCTCTTTTTTTTCTTTCTCATGAGCAATTATCTTCCTGAACTCATTCATACAACTCCCAATGGGGGTACCATTCATAAGTATCAACTTAGTGGAGGGAAGCGGGAATTTACTCGCTTCCTTTCTTGCTATTTAGGTACTTGTCAGTTTTTCGGGGATCTAGAAGAGGCCACAGTTCAATTAAAAAAAATGGAGCCTTCATGACTAATGAAAAAACAGCCATTCATAGCCAAAACGGCCATTCATGGTAAGTTAATCATGGGAGAGTGTATTTAATGGCTGCTTCTGTAGAAGAAAGGCAAGATCTACTTGCTGGACTAAGGAATTGGTCATTGGAGCGAGATGATTCCGGTCCTTACCGAATTTATCGTGACAAAGAAGGGAAAGAGTATTACTCAGTCACTACAATTCTGAGCAATACAGTTCCTGAAGCAAAGAAAAGATCATTAGAGAAATGGAAAGCGCGACCAGGCGCTGACATTGATCTAGAGATTGCATGTAATAGAGGTACTATTTCCCATGAGCATTGTGAGTATGTCCTTAAAGTTGCCTCAAAGATCAATCGGAACATTTGCAATTCTCGCAACTGCTGGAAGGTTTACAAAGATGGCTTGGCTAGAGGGCCAAAAGCGATCCTTACAAAATCGATTAAGACGGCAAGGGAACGGTCGAGTCAGGTCAGCTGGACAGCTAGAGGATATGCGAAAAATCTGGCCAACTGGTTAGAAGAAAATGTAGCGGCCATTCATGCTTCAGAATTCAGTGTTTATCATCCTGATGGATTTGCAGGACAATCAGATGCGTTAATAGATTATGGTCCAAAGCCAGGAAACATTTGCATTGTTGATTTTAAGACTAGTGGATCGAAAAAGCCCAAACCAGACGAATGGCTACAAGATTATTTAGACCAACTTTCAGCTTATGCTTATGCCTTAGAAGAGAATGCTTCTATCAGACCAACAATGGGAGTAATAGTAATTGCAAGGGAAAATGGGATACAAGTAAGAGAAGTCAGCCAACTAGAATTATTAGGAGGTAAATGTAGGTTTAAGGAAAGGTTAGAACAATTTAAGGAGATGTTGTCTGATGGAACGGTTCAAGAGTAATGAGCAAAGTCATCCACGGATCTAAAATAAAGAGTCAGCTGACGAGGGGAGAGACTGCATTTTTCAGCCCAAAACTGTAGAGAATGGTCTCTTGAATCCCAGAAACCCCCTCCAAATTTTTCAGGTCTAGTTAAGTCTCCAGAAATATAAGAGTCAAGGGTTATTTCAAAGAAGAGATTGATGTTATTGAGGTAAGTTTGAATATGATCGTTGCCTTTATATTTTTTCTTATAAATCTTGTACATAGAGAGTCGATCTTTTAGTGGAGGGAAATCGTTCATGGCATATTCCTATAGCTAAAACCATTTTCAGGTGTATCTTCTTCCAGATGGATACCCAAACCAGGATCTTCGATTCTTAAAAGTAGATGACAAGGGACATTATTTTCAATTAAATAAGCCTTGAGATCTAGGAAGACTTTTTTGGGTAAGTCTTTTGAATGTTTTTCGTAATCAGGGGAATGAGCTTTTGACTCTGTGTACCAGAAAACGGAACGAGTACCAGAAGAATCAACCCACATCAACCGACCTTTTGGAAGAGTCTTTGAAAACTTTTGGACCCAATCATCGGCAGGTCTTCCAGACCATTGAAATTTCAGACGAAAATCCTCATCTATTGAACCAATAACAAGGACTTTTGGAAATGGTTTGGTGCGTTCAGTTCTCCAACATTGCTTAAGTTCCCACCAAAGGCCTTGAGCTTCTCTCTCCTTTATGGAGTTAGCGGCTCTTTCTAATACTTCTTCTTTTGTTTGGCCGAACATTGTTCTTTTGTCACCAAGACGAACTTCCCAGCCTTCGGTGATTGTTGGAGCGATTTTTGTTTTAGTCATTGGTAGCCATCCTCATAGGCATCAAGTTCATTTTTAAGTAAGTCCACTATTTCATCTAAGATTTCAGTGGTTTGAAAGGTCAGATCATGATCCATCAGGTGTTTTTCATCTTCTCTTTTTTGCATGAGTTGTAAATCCTTAAGGATTAAATTCAAGCGTGTGTATTCGTTCATAGTCATGGTTCTCTCTCCCAGAAATGTTTTTTAGCTTGTTCAGAGGCAATTTTTTCAATTTCCTCTTCTCTTTGTTTATACCTACCAATAAAAGCCTCAGTTTCTTCTATGAATTGTTCATAGAGTTGTTCAAGAATTAATTCGTTAGATTCGTTCATGGTTTTTTTAGAGATGAGAAAAATGTCTCATTATTTATGAGACGCCCAAACAGAGCCGCCCATTCGGGTTAAACGTTCGTACTCCTTAGTCAGTCTTACAAAGTCTTGAATGTTTCCTTGTTCAAAAGCGTCAAGCATTAATTGGCGAGTCATTTCCATCACTGAATCACGATCATTAAGAGAAAGAGGTGTTTTGTCTTCAACAAAATCAGAATGATTCTCTAGATCAAATTCTTGTTTAGCAGTGTCAAGATCTCTATAGGAGGTTGATCTACTAATAAGATAATCGCGTTGTAATTTGACGGCTATATCAGTATCTCTTAGACCTAAGTCTAAAAGTTTCTTTGCCATAATGAGACGATCTTGTTGATGTTTGGCGCGTGTGTTTAATTCAGGCATTTGAAAGTTCATAAGATTTGATAAGCATTTTGCAGATTGTTACTTGATCAGCAGAAATAGACTGGTTTTCATAGAGATGCGAATGAAGGCATAAACCTTGATTGTCTGGAATAGCCATGAAAGTTTCGATGAAGTAACTAGAACAAAGTGCTCCTTCTACGTACCAAAACTCAATCACATGAGTTGAGTCTTCTGCATGTCCTTCACCGAGGGTAATTCCCTTAGGAGTTTCAAAGACGGGGATTTTTTGGTGCGTATCTGTTTCATAAGGGTTAATCGTGACGGAAAGAACAGAGTTTTCTTTGGTTGTAATGGTGGTTGGTAGTTTTCTCATTTGGATTCCTCTTTGGACTTCTCTATTTGCCAAACGCCAACACGGTTTCCATTGACGTCATGAACGGTCCCATGATGGATGGCTTCTTTGGAAGTAAGGTCAGGGTTGTTGGCTAATCGGCTACCTAGACGTTCCATTATCCGAGTAATTTCAACGCCAGGATCTTCTTGAAAAGCATCATTGTCTAAATCAATGACTAGTAGAAATTCCATTTGCTTTTTTGTGACTACTAGACTAATATACTAGTAGATACACAAAAGCGCAACTATGTCCGCTATCAAAAACTACCTCCATTCTCTTGAACCTCTTACAGTGGAAGAACTTTCGCGAACTCCTCTTAATCAATTTGCTCTTAAAGATCTTTCGGAACATGACTGGGATTTGATCATTGGCGCGATTCATGCCGCTTTAACCCGCTTTCAACAAGAAAAAAAAGAGGCTACTGCATACCATTACAAAGATCTTTACTATCGTCTCCTTTTTGCAAGAATTACAGCCAATTCATTAAACAAAAAATCATGAGTTATCACGCTTTTGTTTGTCCTGAAACTCAAAAAACTTATGGTTATTTTGAAGTCTTTGAAGACGATTCAGCAGAGTTAGGTTGGTATTGGAGCGTTTTACATGACAATCAACAGGAACCTGGTACACCTATTGGACCTTTTAGAACAGAAGGTCGCGCAATTGCTGACGCTCTTAAGCATGGGCAAAAAAAAGGGGAGGTTTGAACCTCCCCCCTTTTTAAACTTTTTCCTCAACGACCGTTAAAATTTCATGATTAATAAAGATCGAAGGTAAAGCTTCTTTTAAAAAGTCTAAATTCTCTTGTGCGCGTTTTTGAGCATCGACAAGAGTCGAAGCGGAAACCGCATAACTTTCCTTTCTTTCCTCTCCTTTGACAGTTACAAAGACTTGATAATTCATGGAATTAACTCCTGTTTGATTGTTAGAAAAAAAGCTTTTGACTCTTTTCCGTATAGTTGAAGGTCTTTAATAAGAAGTGGCCATTCTTTTTTGAATTCGTTCAGGATCTTTTTTAATCCTGCCCAAATTAATAAGAATCCATTCTCTTTATTTAATAAAGCTTGAACCCTTTTCGTTTCCGTTAAAAGTTCCGCTTTATTTAGTTGATTAATAGATTTTTTCATCTTTTAATCCCTTCTCCTAGGTTGCTCAGCTCTTGTTGTGGAACGCTTTTTGCACATTCAGGACACCAGTTATTGATGTGCCTAGTTGTGGTTGCAGTCCATCTCTTAGAGGTTTTTATATAACCTCTTTCGGGTAGATAAGCAGCGACAGGAGTCTCATAACTAAAAAGAATTTTTGCACCATCGTTAAATGTGCATTCTGTTTGATTTGTGCCGCTTGGTCTTAGTTTCATCAGTTTGTACAGATAAAGGATATAAAAAAGGGGAGGCTTTAACCTCCCCTTTTAACTTTTCAAACAAGAACTTTATTAGTTCTTATTTCTTCAGGATGTTTTTCTGGAATTGACTCAATGGTTGGAGGTTTTGGAATCATCCATTCCATGTCGTAATTAGCTTTCCAGCAGGTCCATTGTTCTAGATTTGGATTCCATAAATAAGAATACTCTGTTTGAATCGTGTCATACATGAGAAATTCTTTATAGTCTCCATGTGTCCTACTTGGACAGTCTTCACCACGCATCTTGTAAGTCTTAATAATAGGCTCTTCTAATTCGTTGCGGTCCCAATCTGTATTGGATCGGATGCAACTAATATCTCCGCCTAACATTAAATCTCTTACAAATAACGTATTTGAAAAATACCTAGTAAGAACAATCCCCAACCAAGACGGATACCCATCCGAATGGTGATAAACAGACTCGACAGAGCCGTCTTGATTTAAAATCCCAATTCGTGAACGTGTAGACATAGTTTGAAAATAAGAAAGGACATGAAAAAAGGAGGCCTTTTGACCTCCCCACTTTTACCAAGTAAACAGCTCCAAAGGATTCTGTTTAACTCGGTGGTTGTAGTTTGGCTGTACCTTGGCCTCCCATTTACAAAGTCGAATTGCTTCCTCTTTGCTCCTGGGTCGGCCAACGTTTAGCCATCCTTTCTTAATCCCTTTGTACGTTTGTACCTGATGAATACCAGGCTGTGCATAGGTTCGCATTGGTTCACTACTCCTTTTGGTTAGTGGGTTTTATTGGGACAATTTGAGCCGCTTTTTTCTTTTGTTGTGACAGTGCTTCTGTAAATGGTTCCTCTTGGCAAAGTTTGGCTATTGTCTGGGCAGTTATACCCGTGACGGTTAGCTCATAGCCTGTTTCGCTCTCGCGAAAGCGTAGAGAGTAAGAAGGCTTACCACTTCCCCAGTCGGACCAATTGGTGAAGCATGCACAATCAGGATTAAGCAGCTTGTAGCTGTCCGCGGTTGTGTGTTCCATATTCAGTTGTCTAGGTTCAAGGACAGATCACAATTTAGATCCCTTTCCTTATTTGTATTATATAAGATATTATTCTAATAAGCAATAGTATTTACACTTATAATCCAATATTGTAGACAGTTTAACAACTAGCATAAGAAGTGCTTGCATTATCTCTTTTTTTATTCTAATATTTTAGAGACCCCCCTATCTTGTTTTTTATGTAAAAGAAAAAAATTTTTAAAAATTATTCCTTCGACTTCTCCTTGTATTTTTTTATACATAGGGGGTAGGGTCCGAGCGCTCGCGGGTCTTAGTGGCGGGCGGGGAACCTAAATATATTCTGCCAACTAAGTCTTATTTAAGAATAATAGAGTACTATTTTTTATCTTCAATACGAATAGAGAGTTCAGGAGCTTGGATATTAACAGTCTCTACAGACTCACCAATAACTTTGCCAAGGGAGTCAAGAATCTGAGCAGCAGTTTGAAGTTGTCCTTTTTTAACAGCTTGATTAAAGAGACGAACTCTCATCTGTTGAATTCTAGAGAGCATACTTTCGCGATCTTTTTCCCAATCCTCTTCATTCATGGACATAACAGCGTTCCAATCACGCCAAGCAGTAGCTTCAGAGACTTGTTCTTTAGTGGCATGATCCAAAACGAGGTGTCTAGTAGGCATACCTTCGAGTTGTCTTTTATAGAGGCGATGTTGCCTCGCTTTCACAATAGAATCAGCACTTCTTTTGCCATAAACCTTGCCACCCATAGGAGCTGCTGGATTATCACAATCTCTAAAAAACGATTCAGCCACTTGTTTACTGAACGAATGAATAATTGAATAATAACGTGTAAAGAGTAGTCTGCCCTAGGGGGCAGGGGTAAAAAACCGTTAATTTCAAACTTTATGGCCGTAAAAACAGCACCGTCCATTGATTTACGTTGGGCACAGGGACAAGTATTTGAATGTCGCAAACGCTTCAGAGTATTAGTAGCAGGGAGAAGATTTGGGAAATCATATTTATCTTGTGTTGAATTACTTCGTGGAGCGATTGAGAGACCAGGGGAGACATATTTTTATTGTGCACCAACGTATCGAATGGCAAAAGATATAGCTTGGAAGGCATTAAAACGATTGGTACCACAAATATGGATCAAGAGTAAGAACGAAACAGATTTAAGGATTGAGTTAATCAATGATTCTGTTATTGAATTAAAAGGAACAGAGAATGCAATGGCATTAAGGGGTCGAAGTTTAGCGGGGGTAGTGTTAGACGAGGCTGCTTTTATGGATTCAGAGGTATGGTTTGAAGTAATCAGACCAGCCTTAGCAGATAAACAGGGGTGGACTCTTTTTATATCGACACCAGATGGAACAGCGAGTTGGTTTTATGACTTGTGGTGTTTTTGTAATGAAGAGTGGGATGACTGGCAAAGATGGAGTTTTACAACAGTAGAAGGGGGTAATGTTCCACCTGAAGAAGTAGAAGCAGCCAGGGCACAATTAGATGCAAGAACTTTTAGGCAAGAATTCGAAGCAAGTTTTGAAAATTTAAGTGGATTAGTAGCTATTTCTTTTGGAGATATGAATATTTCGGCTGAATCAAAGGATATTTCTGTAATGCCATTGTTATTAGGGGTTGACTTCAACGTAGACCCGATGTCTGGCATTTGTGCAGTAAAAGATAAGGAAAACTTATATGTGTTTGATGAAATCATGCTGACTGGAGGAGCTACAACATGGGATTTTGCTGAAGAAGTTTCAAGACGATACGGAATAGACAGACGAGTTATTGCATGTCCTGACCCAACAGGCGGCGCACGAAAAACTAGTGGTGTTGGATTAACAGATCACAACATTTTAAGACGTAATGGAATGAGTGTCTCCAGTCCAAAAGCTCCCTGGAAAATCAGAGATAAGATTACAGCCGTTAATACTGCATTGCTTGATGCATCTGGTGCGAGAAGGACACTTATTCATCCCAGGTGTAAAGAATTAATCAAAAGCTTAAGAACGTTAACTTACACGCCAAATACAGGATTACCAAATAAGAACTTAGGAGTAGACCATGCTTTTGACGCTTTCGGATATCTATGTCTTCAGCAATTCAATTTGGCAAAACCAGAGACTTTAGGTCAAACTGGTTATCGAATCTATTAATCCTATGGAAATCACCCCTGAAATGCTCGACGTAATTGAAGCAGTAAAAGGGAAAAGGAAAGAAGGTTTATGGGATTACAGATGTGAACAATATTTGGAACAAATGCAAAATCCACCAGCATGTCCACCAAAAAAGGCTGACAAAAAGACTGTTAATAAGGAAACAACCAGTTAAACTAATTCCATACCCCTTTTTAAAATTAAGTCATGGCTTTTTTCCGTGGTGAGGAAGGCTCCGTAAAGTTTAAGAACACTGCTGGGACAGTTGCCGCTGTAACTAGCACACGGAGCTGGAATCTTTCTGTAACGAAAGATGTTCTTGATTGCACTGCTCAAGGAGCAACTTCACGTAGTTATGTCGGTGGTTTCATCGATGGAAGTGGTTCTGTTGAAGTGCTTTATACAGCAGCCAGTGGAGATGAAACTGCTGAATTCCTCAACGATGTCTTCACTACAGAAGACGATGGCACTGCCAAATTTGAGTTGTTTTTAGACACTTCAACTAGTAAAAAACTTACTTTTGATGGGATTATTACTGGTGCTGAATTCGGCACTACAGTAGGAGATCTTGTTGCTGTAACAGTGAATTTCCAAACAAATGGTGCAATAACTTCTGCTGCTTAATAGAGGTAATTAACTAAAAAAGGGTAAAACCGTGACGTATTCCGTTCCAGGAAAAATCCGTACCCATCAAGTCAGCACAACTTTTCAAGGTGGTGCCGATAGTCCTTTTACGCGAACTAGAGCTGTTCTAGATCAGATGAAGGCATGGGAAATCATGAAAGCGGTGACGCTTGGGACAGAATACTTGCGGGATAATTCCGAAGCTTTTTTACCTCTTGAGCCGCGTGAAGATTATGAGGCTTATTTATCGAGAGTAAATCGAGCTGTATTTTCACCTTATACGCAGCGCTTAATTCGAGCTGCTGCGGGATTAATTTTAAGAAAACCCATTACTGTCACTGGAGATAGCTATTGGACAGAGGTTTTTAATAAAGACGTTGATGGTTGTGGTTCAGATTTAGATGAATATGCTCGTAGACATCTTATTTGCTCTCTCACTTACGGTCATAGTCATACTTTGGTGGATTTTCCTGCTCCAACTGGTGCACGTTCTTTAGCAGAAGAAAGAGCTGAGAATCGTCGTCCTTATTGGATTGATGTTGATCCCACTAATATTTATGGATGGAGATTAGATAGAGAAGTTAATTACGGTGAATTAATTCAAATTCGCATTGCAGAAAAGGCTGTTGTGCCTGATGGAGAATTTGGAGAAACTGTTTTCAATCAAGTTCGAGTTATTGAACCAGGTAGATATCGTGTTTATAGACAAAAAGAAGGAGATCAGACTCTTCAAGGAACAGAAACAGGTTTTTCAGGGCAATTTACTGCTCCAATCACTCCAAAAGACTATGAATTAGTTGATTCTGGTGAATTTAGTTTGGGCGAGGTTCCTCTCGTGACCGTTTACACAAATAAAACGGACACACTGACCAGTAAACCGCCGCTTTTGGACATTGCCTATTTGAATTTATCCCATTTTCAGCGTCAAGCCGACTTAATTCACAGTTTGCACGTTGCTTCTCAGCCAATGTTGATTCTTGAAGGTTGGGATGATCAGACGAAAGACATGTCCGTAAGCGTTAATTACGCTATGGCGACTCAGCCTGGCAATAAAGTTTATTATGTCGAGCCAGCATCAACAGCATTTGAAGCTCAAGCAGCAGAGATCC